TGGAACTGGGAGGAAAAGCAATGAAAAAACTTAACTTCCTACAATTGATTAAGGAACAAAAGCAAAAAGAGGAGCGTCGTTATCAAGCACAACTAGCACAACTAGTGGGAGCAAAATAATGATACAAACTATCATATCTCTAACTGCTGTAGCAGCTCTAGGAACAATCTTACTTTCAACCTACATTCAGTGGTTGTATAAGAATTAATCAAGCGGGAGGGTTGACACCCTCCTTTTTTTATGTTATTATACAAACATATTTGACATGAATCAAATGTTATCATTTAAACGTTCGGCAACCTTAAAAAACTTATCAAAAAATATTAAACGATTGCTTGATAACCCAATCGGTCTTGATGATGAAACATATCACAAGGCTAAAAAACAATACCGTGATATCAAAAAACTGAGAGAGCGTATTATTAATGACGAAAAAGCATACCGAGGATTTGGATACAACTATGCCCCAATCGAATCAGAAATCACCAGTGACACTGATCTCAGTGACCCCACAAGCGGAACAGACAATGGGGTACGTAGCGAGGGTGAGCAATCCCCAGAACCAGGAGAACCCTAACGTTGCTGGTCTGCTCAAGTATTGTATCAAACATAATCATTGGTCTGTATTTGAGCAAGCACATATGACACTAGAGATTGAAACTAATCGTGGTATTGCTGCTCAAATTTTACGCCACCGTTCGTTTACATATCAAGAATTTTCACAACGATATGCCGATACCAATCTTCTTTCTCAGTATATTCCTATTCCTGAACTTCGTCGTCAGGATACAAAGAACCGTCAAAATTCTACCGATGACCTTGATGGTTATCTAAAACTTGTTCTTGAGAGTGAGATTCAAGAACACTTTGCTAAAGCACAGCAACTTTATAATCGTCTTCTGAATCAGGGAGTAGCAAAGGAATGTGCTAGGTTTGTGCTTCCATTGGCAACCCCAACAAAAATCTATATGACAGGATCAGTAAGGTCGTGGATACACTATATAGATTTACGGAGTGCTCATGGTACTCAAAAAGAACATATGATCATTGCTAATGCTTGTCGTGAAGTATTCATTGAACAATTCCCTATTTGTGCCGAAGCTTTGGAGTGGAACTAATGCCTACATATCCTATTGTAAATAAAGAGACTGGAGAAAAGAAAGAACTCTACATGTCGATGGTAGAGTATGAACAGTGGAGAAAAGATAACCCCGAATGGGATAAAGATTGGACTGCTGGTGTTGCTGGTGTTGGTGAAGTTGGAGATTGGCGAAACAAAATGAACAAAACTCACCCTGGATGGACTGAAATTATGAACAAAATGAAAAACGTACCTGGATCACGAGTGGAGTGGTAATATGCCAAGAGCAAGAAAAAGAAATCAACCAGATATCAATGGTATGAGTGTCAAACAATTCAAGAGGAGAAAGCCAATCAATTATGATTACCTCCTCAACATTGAACCGTTGACTGATAATCAACGAGTTATGTTTGAAGAGTATGGCAAAGGGCAAAACCTATTTGTTTATGGTGCTGCTGGTACAGGCAAAACATTTGTTGCTATGTACTTAGCTCTTCGTGATGTATTGGATGAGAACACTCCATACGAGAAAGTTTATGTGGTAAGATCTTTGGTTGCTACTAGAGAGATTGGTTTCCTTCCTGGTACACATGAAGATAAGTCTTCGCTTTATCAAATTCCATATAAGAATATGGTAAAGTATATGTTTGAGATGCCAGATGATGCTTCGTTTGAAATGCTCTACGAGAATCTCAAACATCAAGAAACTATTTCTTTCTGGTCCACTTCATTCCTTCGTGGCACTACATTAGACAAATCTATTGTTATTGTAGATGAATGTCAAAACCTGAACTTCCACGAACTTGATTCTATTATTACTCGTGTTGGGGAAGATACCAAAATTATTTTCTGTGGTGATGCTAGTCAGTCAGATCTACAACGTAGTAACGAACGTTCTGGTATCATTGACTTTCAACGTATTCTTCAGCAAATGAAAGAAGTTTCTCTTATTGAGTTTGGTGTTGAAGACATTGTACGTTCTGGTCTAATCAAATCATATATCATTGCTAAAATTAATCTAGGATTCTAATGAAACAGTTTAATCATGTTGGGTTGCTTAAACCTATCGAAATGGATACAGTTACCATTGATGGTAAAAGATATTATGTTACACCTACAGGGTTTAAGCATCCCTCTGTGACAACTGTTATTGGAAACAATAGTAGAAAACAAAAGGTTCTATCTGAATGGAGAAGGCGGGTTGGTAAAGAAAAAGCTCAGCAAATTTCTACTCGATCTGCCAATAGAGGTACAAAATACCATAAAATTGTTGAAGATTATTTCAATAATGAATTAGTTATAGAAAATTATAAGGACACTCCTCTTCCTGTCATTATGTTTCATTCTGCGGTTGAAATTTTAAATCGTATAAATAACATATATCTTCAAGAAGCAGCTCTCTATTCTGATACGCTAAAAATAGCAGGTAGAGTTGATTGTATTGCTGAGTTTGATGGTGAATTATCCATCATAGATTTTAAAACCTCCGCTAAGATAAAAAAAGAAGAGCACCTCTATGACTATTACGTTCAAGAATGTGCTTACGCCTGTATGTTACAGGAGATATACAATTTAAAAGTTAAGAAATTAGTCACGATTGTTTCGTGTGAAGATGGCGATTGCCAAGTCAGTATTCAACCACCTAAAAAAGAATACTTAATAAGACTACAAGAATATATCCAAGAATATAAAGAAAAAAATGCTAGAGACACTGGAGGATAAATTTATGACTGCTGCGAAGTTCTCGCAGGATGTGGAAAAAATTGCTGTCGAATACTCCATGAATTATATCGACGCTATTGTACATTATTGTGAGAGAAATGAAATTGAAATTGAGTCAGTACCTAAATTAATTTCTAAACCTTTGAAAGATAAACTTAAGTATGACGCTCAAAAACTTAACTATATGAAGAAAACTTCTAGAGCAAAATTGATGCTAGTTTGATATGTCTGAATTTTTTAAATCTGAAATGGTGAGAGGTGAAGTACAAGAAATAATGGAGCTACAAAGATATTGTTTTCAATGTGCTGCTGCTTTTCCTGTACTCACTAAAGAAAAAAAGAAAGAATATTTTGATGTTTTAGAACAACTGATTGAAAAACAAAAAATATTTAATACTAGACTAGCTTTAAGTGATGATCCAGAAGCAGTTGAAATGGCAGACACAATGAAACAAGCTGCTATTATGCTGGGAGGAAATCCTAATGTTAGTTTGACTGTTATGTTTGATGATCTATCGAAGAAAGTTTCGATGATGAAAGAAAAACTAGAGGCAGAGGGTTGACGCCGACCTCTGCCTATGTTATGATGATTAAGTGATCGGGCGTCACAAAGACCAAATCTAATTTAATCCGAGGTAATCCTATGTCTTTTGCTGATCTTAAGCGTAAGTCCCAAAACAGTTTTGAATTTCTCCAGAAAGAACTTGAGAAGACTGTTTCTACTGGTGGCGGTGCTGATGAACGCTTTTGGAAACCAGAACTTGATGCTTCTGGTAATGGTTATGCTGTTATCCGTTTCCTGCCTGCTCCTAAAGGTGAATCCGTTCCCTGGGCAAAACTATATTCTCATGCCTTCCAAGGTCCTGGTGGTTGGTATATTGAAAACTCCTTGACTACTACTGGTGGTAAGGATCCTGTTGGGGAAGTGAATCGTAAACTGTGGAATAGCGGTAGCGATGCTGATAAGGAAGAAGCACGTAAACAGAAACGTAAACTTGCTTACTACAGCAACATCTATGTTGTTAAGGATCCTAAGAATCCTGAGAACAACGGTAAAGTTTTCCTTTACAAGTATGGTAAGAAAATCTTTGACAAGATTCAAGCAGCGATGCAACCTGAGTTCCAAGATGAAACTCCTGTAAATGTATTTGATCTGTGGGAAGGTGCTAACTTCAAACTGAAGATCAAAACTGTTGCTGGTTACTGGAACTATGATAGTTCTGAGTTTGATTCTCCCACTGCTCTGGCAGCTAACGATGATCTTCTAGAAGAAATCTACAACAAAGAGTACAGTCTGGAAGCATTCACTGCTCCCGATCAATTCAAGTCCTACGAAGAACTTGAGCAGCGTCTAAATTTGGTTCTGGGGATTGCTCAAACTCCCGCCAATGCTCGTGCTGCTACTGTAGCAAACCGTATGAATGAAGAAGAGGATGAAGATTTTGTTGCTCCTCTTCGTCGTGAACCTTCTCTTCCTGTGATGAGTTCTGTTGGTTCTGATGATGACGATGCTCTCAGCTACTTCGCTCGACTCGCTGAAGAAGATTGATAAAAGTAAAGGGGGGTTTACGCCCCCCTTTTTTATACTCCAGTTTTCTTAACTTTACTATTGATAGTGTCTGTTGAAGATGAATATAAATTTGTTTTTCTAAAATCTTCTATGAAGGTATTTAAATATTTCGGTTTGAGTAAATATATTTCTCTTTTCTTTTCGTTCTGTTCCACTTCATAATCAAAAAATGTTATTGGTGTAGATAACACCTCACCAAGGAATGACTCAACTGAATTTGTGGATTGATTAAATTTTTTGTGAGATGAATTGTAGAATGTTTCATCTACTATTTGATCACCTTTGATAATAACTCTATTAAATGCTGAGATTTGAGCCTCGTTACTAATAGTTTTGTAATGTTTTATTGATGAGTATGGATCTTCGTATTGAGATTCACAGAATTTTTTTAATGAATTTTCTGATAATGGCATATCAAATAAAGGATTGATCATGTTGTTTGTCAAAACAATAATCCAATCATAAAACTGATTACCGTATGCTTTTTTTGCTACGGTATCTAACCTTTCTCCATCTTTTAAAATATATTTTTTAAATACTACTGTATATGAAAAAGCATCTGGATTTATTTTGTATCTTCTAAAAAAGTTTTTGGCGATAACGTAATCCGATTCAGAAAAAGGATACTTAGTTGGTTTTGTATCGTATTTTACATAGGGTATGTTGCCAAAGTACATCAGAATGATCCTCCATCTATTGATACTTCTGATCTGTATAATAGTTTTGTTTCCGTGAAACTTATTGCTAATTCTGTTGCTACAGGAGATCTTTCGTCAGCACCTACATTACCACCAAATGTAGCATAAGATCCATCAGGTGTGTAATTTATATCAACACTATTTATAGCACACGCTTTATATTGTGCTATGTATCTGTTGGGATTTGAACCGCTCATAAAAGTTACTCGACATAGATTAGGAACACCAATATAATTTTTATTATCATCTGCTGCTCCATCACTAGTACCACCTTGCCCACCTGGATTTGTGAAAAAGGCTAAAAATTTATCAGCCCCACCGAAAACACCAGAAGGACTTTGACCATATTCTGGTAAAGATGCTATTCTAAATGAGTTACATATTTTTTTAATTTCTATTGCTTCTTCTTTACTTCTGGGAGACATTTTAAATTTTAAACTAAATGATCTTAAACCAAAACCACCAAACATTAATTCTGTATTTGGATTTAAAATTACTCCTCCTACACCACCAAGAATATCCTGCATATTAACGTCACCACCGATTCCCCCAGGTAAACCATTGATTGCTTTTGCTAGGGCATCTGCCGCTATACTTGCTCCTCTTTGCCCAGCGGCAGTAATTGCTTGAGTTACAGCAGCAGCGCCACCACCAGCAGTTGCTGTGCCATTTGGGATGCTAGAACCTCGTAAAATATCTGCTGCCACATTACTAAATCCTTTACCTGTCCATTCAATTGAAGTACCAGTACTAATATCTTCTGGCATATACAAAAGTATGGTTTCTAGACCAGCAGCTTTTTCCAAACCCTCAGATGAGGCATTATAATTTGACAATCCACCGCCTGCTGCAGGAGCAGGTGCTCCAGTAGCAGCATTAACAGCTGGTGTAGCTCCTGCTATAGCACTAAAAGGTGGTTTGTATTTGTAAAAATCAAAACGTACATAGTCAGTATGTGATTCATACAAAACTTTGGGATATCTTAATGTTCCCGATCCTGTAGGATTTGCTCCGTTGAAACTAAGTGTAACTGGCATTATTTAACCTTCTCTATATCTCCTGAGTTGCCATATCCTTTAATGACACGTTGACCTTTTAATCTATCTGTGTATTTTTCGTTGGTTTCATTCCAAACCAGTTGTCTATTATAAGAAATTTTTCCAGACCCAGATGTAGTTACAAAATCTTCGACAGGTAAGAGAATACTAGTCTCCCATTCTAGGCTCGCTAAATCAACGAACAAACTTTTTACATGATCATTTATATATTTATGAACACAAACCTTGGGTATATCAATCTTCCCTTGCTTTAACTTATTGATGATTGGTATCCTTTTCTTTGGTTCTATGTAATGTAAATTAGCACCAATGATATAATCTCCTGTACTCTTTAATACATATACCAAAGGAAACTTATCATAGTAAGGAAGATATTTCATCTTCGCTTCGTATTCAAAGAAATATAAATGCCCCATGATTGCTCTACGTCTGAGCATATTTTCATCTTCAAATTCTTCTTCATCTAAAAGATCTTTTCTTTCTTCTCTAATTAATTTTTCTGGTTCTTTTTTAAATTGTGATGCTAAGGTATTGACGGTTTGTTTATACCAACTCAATCCTTTTTTCTCCCCTCCAGTTGCTTCGCTTACTCTTTCGAATAAAGTTGTGTATCCTTTTGATGTATCAACTTTTCTAGGAGTGGGATTAAATCCCATCCCAGAAGTAGAAGATTTTTTTCTTGCCATTTCTATACTCCTAAGTGGTCTTCGGTGAGTATCAAAAATTTCATCTGCCGATCCTCACAGAAGTCCTTTGCCGCTTCCCACTTAGCTTTATTCTTTAAAAAGGTTAGGACTTCTCTTTTCCAAGCAGCAGTTTTTTTGTTTGGTTTTTCATTGGGTCCAATGACTTGTCTTTTTGGTTTAATCTCTATGATATATTTTGTAAGAGTATTATCTTTGCTCTTTACTTTAATGTAAAAGTCGGGATAATATCTATGGAATTTCCCATCAGTTGGACAACGATAAGGCACTATTACTTCTTCACTCCCCCACTCAATGATGTTGGAATTTGTGTCACAAAATACCATAAACTTTCGTTCCCACATCGAACGATAGATAATCCTAGTTGGATCACCTTTATACTTTTTGGGATTGGTAGGTTTATATGTTCCAGAGTATGCCATAAATATAAATAAACCCTCACATATATTTAGAGTGGCAAATTTACAAACTACAAACAAATCAATAAGTTCTTTCATTGAAACTATTGCTAAAAACGGAGGCATGTCCTACAGCAATAATTTTGATGTGGAGTTTAGATTGCCATCAGCATTAGCATCAAGAATGGATTCTTATGGAATAAAGACTAGTAGCGGGGTATTAAACTCTACTAATCCGACAGATACTGGTGCTGTTGTTAAATTGTTTTGTGATGAAGCACAACTACCAAATATACAAGCAGCAACGGGGCAGATTACAGGAAGATTATTAGGAGAAGGACAAGTAAACTATCCCCACACAAAATTATATTCTGACTTTCAAATGTCGTGGATGTGTGATGCTAACATGACACCATTAAAATTTTTAGAAATATGGTACGGTTTTATATTCCAGGAATTTGATACACAAGATAATAAAGTTTCTGGAAATTATTTTGGTTCACCTAAAAATTTAAATGATCTTAAGAGTGGTGCTGGTGCTGGGGGTGGCAATGCTAATACACCAGGAAGTAATAATTCCCCAGGAAGTTACGCCAGAACTGTGAGACTAAATTACCCAAACACATATCTATCTAATATTTTAATAACAAAAACAGAGAAAAGTAAAAATGCTCCCAACGGAAGAGCTTCGATGTGCTATAATATGATTGATTGTTTTCCCTATAGTATTGACGCTACTCCATTATCATATGGTGCTTCTCAAGTAACAAAAGTTTCTGCTAATTTTTACTACGCCAGACATTTTATTAACTACAATAATATACGTGCTTACGCTGGATAAATATTATTACGAGTGATTAATTGCTATGCCTTTACCAAAGCCCACTGTACCAACTTATGAACTTGAGTTGCCATCTACAGGAAAAAAAATTAAATATAGACCATTTCTAGTCAGAGAAGAAAAAATTCTATTGATGGCAATGGAATCTGAAGATGAAAAAGAAATTACAAATGCTGTAAAAGATATTCTGAAAAGTTGTATTCAAGCTAGAATTAAGATAGAAGACCTCCCTAGTTTTGATTTAGAATATTTGTTTTTAAAAATTAGAGCTGCTTCTGCTGGTGAAGAAGTATCAATGAAAGTTACATGTTCAGATGATCAACAAACTGTAGTTGATGTTATTATTAACTTAAATGATATTGAAGTTTTTAAACCAGAAGGACATACAAATAAAATTATGGTTGACGATACAATTGGTATTGTAATGAAGTATCCTGCCATGAATAATTTTATTAATATCACATTGCTGGAGAAAGATTTAGATACAACTGATCAAGTATTTGATATGCTAGCAGGTTGTATTGATCAAGTTTTTCAGGGAGATGAAGTTTGGGATTCTTCTACTACAACAAGAAAAGAATTGGTTTCTTTTATAGAAGCATTTACACAGCAGCAATTTGAAAAGATTCAAAATTTCTTTGATACAATGCCTGTGTTACGTCATCAATTCTCTGTAACTAATCCTTCAACAGGTGTGGAATCAACGTATACCTTGGAGGGTTTACAATCTTTTTTCGGATAAGTTTGTTCTACAATAATCTAGAGAACTATTATAGAACAAACTTTACTCTCATGGAGGAACATAAATATAGCTTGACAGAGATTGAAAATATGATGCCATGGGAAAGAACTATATACATCTCTTTATTAAATCAGTACATTAAAGAAAAAGAAGATCAACAAAAAGCTGCTCAGTAGAGATGAATCCAGAAGAAACGAAACCTGAAGATAAAAAAGGAGAAGAACTGGAAGAAAGAAATGTTGTACTCTCTATTTCTGAGGTGCAAAGTAATAATGAAAAGCAACCAGTTACCATAGATGTAAATGCTCCCAGTGATGATCTCGCTGAGAGGATGGCAAATGCTTTTGATAAAAATTTAGATAAACTTATAGCGGATGTTCAGGCACCACCTCCACCTGTTAAACTAAAAAAACCAAAGAAAGTAAAAGAAGTAAAAGTAAAGAAAATAAAGATAAAGGTTTATCGTTACAAACCTATAGAGAAAAAAGATTCTAGTTTTGCCGAGTTCTTAGGACGTAAAATATCATCATCATTTTCTTTGGCAGCAACAGCAAGAAAAAATGCTAAGGAAAGAGGTGAAGAAACAAAACCAAAAGGATTTTTCTTAAAGCAAGCATTAGGATTTGAATTTGGTGGTGACTTAATTAATAGAACGAAAGGAACATTTTCATCCGACCCAACAGAAGAACAGGATCCATCTTCAAATAAAGGAGATAGATTTGCTGCTGCATTAAAAAATATTAAACCACCAACAGATCAACCTAAAGTTGCTTCTGCTTCATCTGTTAGTACACCTTATACACAACCATCTTTATTTGACACTAATAAGTACGTTACTGTAGTGGACAGGTCTATTGGTCAATGTGTTAAAGATTATGTTGGCAAATTACAAAAGAGTTTTGAACGAGTAAATAAAAAATTATCTGATCTAAGTGAAACCAAAGATCAATCTATATCAGTATCAAAACAAGAGAATACTATTTCGGAAATTATATCTGATAGATTTACAACTGTAAAGGAATCTATTAAAGAAAATAATATATTAAGAAAAACTTTAAATAAAATAAAGCAGACACAATTAAACGTACAGAAAAAACAAGCAGAACAAAATGAAAATGCTGCTCGTGAAGCCTCTTTGGAAAAAGGATCTGATCTATCGGGTAGTGTCAAATATTCCGATCCATATTCTAAACAAAAAGAAGGTAAAGGATTAGTTCAAAGGGCGATGGATTTTATTTCTGGTGACAATGGTGATGACTGTGAGTGTGATGATGAAGGTGGTGGTGGAGGCATTGATATAGATTTACCAGATCGAAACCCCCGTAGAAGTAGAAGACCAGGAGTAAGAAGAAGATTAGCTAGAAGAAAATTTAATAACGCTACAAGAAACATTGGAAAAGGTATTGCTGAACAAGGTAATAGAGCTAAAAACTTTTTTGTTGATAAAGGAAAGAGTGTTAGTAAATTTTTAGGTGATCAGGGTGGCAAATTACTTCGTGCTGGGCAATCAGGAATAACTAAAGTTGGAAAGTTTATTGCTGATAATCCTAAAATTATGAGATTGGGTAAAGCATTTGGTGCTTTTGGAGGAAAAGCTGTTCCTGGTGTAGGCGCTGCTGTTGGCGCTGCTGATGCTGCTGATCGAGCAGCCAGGGGTGATAAAGTTGGTGCTGGTATTGCTGCTTTCGGAGCAGGTGCTGATGCTATACCTGTTGCTGGCACCGCTGTTTCGTGGGTTACTGATTTAGCATTACTTGGAAAAGATATATTTGATATTTTTGGTGGCAAGCAAAAGAAAATGTCTGAAGGTGGTATGATTAAATTATCTAATGGTGGTGTACCAGCAATGGTAGGCGAAGCTGGTCCTGAACTTGTTACTTCACCAGGGCAACCTTTGGATTTATCTTCTTTAGTTGGAATGGGATCGGACCCAGTAAAAACTTCTATTTCTACCATACTGGGGGTAACTGATAAAGTAATACAAAATGCTGGTCCTGCTGCGGGTGCTGTAAAACCTTTTGTTCAGCAGATAATTGGACCTTTAGCAAAAGTTTATGGCAAACCAGAATTCAATATTACTACTAAAGTTGGGAAAAACCTTAACAATATTCAAGAACCAAATCAAGAGGAAGGTGGAATACTTGGATTGATTAAGAAGATTGGATCATTTCTTCGTGGTGAAGATGAAGATGATGGGGGAAGTGAAGGACAATCTGGCACTAGAGGATCTGCTGCTTCTGATGCTGGTGCCTATAAAGATATGCTAGATCTTATTGCTGGTGTTGAAAGCACTAGTAGTGGTGGATATGAAGCATTCAATAGAGGTGGTAGTGCTGGCGGAACAGTTGCTCATGGTTCTGGTAATTCTGCCGAGGTTGCTATTGGTGGTGTAATAAAACCATTGACACAGAGAACTGTTGCTGAGGTAATGAGCTTACAAGCATCAGGAGATCTACATGCTACTGGTAGATACCAAATTATTGCTAGCACACTTAAAGGATTAATGAATGGAAACTATGGTGATACTGGAGTACAACCAACGGATTTATATGATGCGGTAACTCAAGATAAACTTGGTATTGCTTTGATTAAATACAGATTAAAAACTGGAGCAAATGCAACTAACTTCAGAAATGAATGGATTGGATTACAAAAAGTTCCTGATGATAAATTAATTGCTGCCATTAATGGCGCTAATGCCGCTTACCAGGCAAATCCAAACGCCACCGCCGTTGCTTCAGCGTCCACAGCGACTCCTGGTGCCCCTTCTGGATCTCCTGGTTCTGCAGCACCAGTAGTTCCAGGAACTCAAACGAACCGACGTGGCAGCACCGCGGCAGTACCATCAGGAACTAAACCAGGAACTAGACCAGTAGCACCAGTACGCCAACCAGCATCTCCATTATCTAATTTCAATGTATTACTTTCTCAATCTGGGAGTACCGCTGCAAATACTTCTTTGAGTGAAGCGTTCGGTGTAGGCGGCGGCGGGGCACTGCGGCTGCGCAATCCATACGATATCAACTCTCTTCACTCTGCTGTGCTTGGGCAGAGATAGTCTAAATATTAAAAGGGATGTAGCATTAAATGGCACACGGATCCGTAAGTTATTCTAAACCAGATACAGGAAGTCTTGCTGAATACCTTGCTAAGAAAGTAAAAGATGCTGCACAAATGTCGGCAGAAGAAAGAAAAGCAGCAAACGAAAAGGCAGAACAACAACGTGCTGAAGGTGTTCCTGAAGAAGATATACAAAAATATGATAAGGGATACTTTTTTGGTAAAGCTTTATCTCATGAATTTGGCGGAGATTTAATAAGAAGAACAAAAGGAACATTTTCAAATGATCCTACAGAATCAGAAGATCCTGCTTTATCAAAGCGACAAAGATTTTCTGCTTTATTAGGTTCAGATATTGTAAAGCCAGAACCATTTAAACAACTAGAGTTACCTTTAAATACAGGAGGTAATGATAAAAACGTTGTAAACGTTGAAGACAAATCTTTAAAGTCTTGGTTGTCTGTAGCGTTTGACAATATACAAAAGTCTTATGATAATATTGCTGATAAAATAGGTGCTTTATCTAGCAAAGAAAAGGGTGCTGTTCAAGAAGAGATTAAAAATACAAAGTCTCTTACTAAAATAACATCTGGATTGACAACAATTAAAAATTTCTTTAATAAGAATAATGACTTACAAGAAGAAGAAAACAAGACTGAAAATCAACAATTAGATTTCTTTGTTGATCAAAAAGAAAGTAATGATCTAAAACAAATCGAAGCAAGATTAGAATCTGGACAGGATCTATCAGGTAGTGTTAAGTATAGTGATCCATACGCTCAAGATGAAGAAGATGACGAAGAAGATTCTGGCAACAGATCTTTCATGGATAGAATGTTTGATTTTGATGTTGACAAAAGGGGTAGGAGGAGAAGAAGAGGGGTTAGAAGAAGATACGCTAGAAGGAAGTTTAATAATTTTAGAAGAGGAGTAGGAAGAAGTGCTAGAAGATTAAACAGAAGGGGAAGAGTTGGTTTCGCTAGAGGATTAAGATCGCTTCCTAAACTTTCAGAAGGCGGTATTGCTCCTTCGGGTACAACACTAACACCTCAATCACAAACTCCAGAGGCAAAAAATAATATTGTCCCTACATCAAAACCTGTAGAAAATAAAACTCTATCTCAAAAACCACAGCAAAATTCTGTACAACCACAGCAGAAATTAGCTAGAGGTGGGATTGTAGATAATCCAACCAAAACAGTTCTACAACCAGGGCAAGCAGTAATACCATTAAATAGAAACAATCCAGTTAAGAAAGCATTTCAAGAGCAAAAACCAAAAGCAACTGATGCTAAAACATCATCTGGAAAAACTGTTGGTGATTCATTAGGTAAAGCATTACAATTACCAACTACTGCTGCTGGTGGTTTATTATTATCTACGATGACAGAAGTCTTCAAAAATCTTGGTGGCGTTGGTAAAATTATAGGACCATTTCTATCACAAATGTTTAGTCCATTAGCTAGAGTATTCGGACTGCCTGCTGGTATTATAGGTTCTTTACTTGGTGGTGGTTCAGCAGAAGCCGCTACTTTAGATTCTAAAGGTATAGCAGATTTTCTAAAAGGTGATGATGATAAAAAGAAAGGAAAAGGAAAACGCCAAGGCGGCGGCGGTGGAGGCGGTGGTGGCAATCCTCCAAGTGGCACGCCAGGAAGTTTGATAGCTGATTTGGAAGCAGATGTTGGTAAAAATGCTGCTGAAATGAAGGATGAAATTATGAGTACTGGTGGTGCTGGAATAGGTGATCCGACAAAACAAGCTTGGTGTGCCGACTATGTTAATTCCCAACTACAAAGAAATGGGATACAAGGATCTGGATCACCCGCGGCAAATAGTTTTGAAAACTGGGGATCTCCTGTAGATAAAAATAATATTCAACCAGGCGATGTAATTGTTGGTGATTATGGAGGAGGATCTAAATCTCATGTCATGTTTGCTATTGGTACACCTAAAGATGGATATGTGGATTTGATAGGTGGAAATCAAAGTGGTAAAGTTACAAAAGGTTCTATAGCATTATCTAAAATTGATTATGCTAGACGAGCTACAGTTGGTGCTCCAGGAACAACCCCAGTAATAGCTAATCCATCTGTTCAACCAGGCACTAGAACTCCTACCCCAAACAGTAACACTCGTGGAGCAACTAGTGCTTCTAATACAACTGTAGTTGCTTCTAGACCTAAAGCAAAACCTAAAAACAATCCACAACCTCCGCCAGGAGTATCTCATATAAAAAACGTGTTTTCAGCAAATCCATCATCACCTAATTATATTTTCCGCTGGTAATTATGGCAAATCCTAATAGTAGTAGTATAGAATTAGTAAAAGCAACTTTATACGATGTAAAAGGAAAGCAGTTTGACATTACAAAAATTTGTGTGGCATTCGCTTACTACGAAGACATTTATTCTCCGTTTATAACAGCGGTGTTAAACGTTGTTGATAGCGGTATGAATTTAATTGGCACTTTACCTATTCAAGGTGGCGAAAGAGTAGTAATTAAATTGAAAGACGTACAAGACAAAACATACGAATATGATTTACATGTTTGGAAAATATACGACAGATCTTTTACTAAAAAAATACAAACCTATAATCTATCATTGATATCTAAAGAAGCATTGTATAATGAAGGTGTTAGAATTACGGAAAAGCTATCTGGATTGCCAAATGAAGTGGTGAAAAGTATTCTAACAAAATATTTGGCAACTAAGAAAAAAGTTGATGTTGAAATAGCAAAATATAATGTTAATTTTTATCCAAACGGTAAAAAAGCCCACGCTATAATACAAACATTACAATTTAAATCTGTTCCAAAAAGATCTACTATATCCAAAGGAGAACAAACTTCATCTAGATCTGGATCTAAATCTTCTATACCAACCAATACACAAAAGGCATCTGGAACTGCTGGATATTTGTTCTTTGAAACTAAAGATGGTTTCGTATTTAAATCTATGGATTTATTATGTTCTGATGGATCTGATGGATTTGGAGGCAAACCTCCTGTAGCTACATATACATACAAACCATCTATGGATGCTGGCAATCCAAATAATGTTTATACAATAGAAGAGTATCAATTCACAGATGAATTAGATATGATTGATCAAATGAGGAATGGAATTTTCTCAACCTATATGGTGTTTTATAATTTTTCCACAGGTGCTTACGAAGAATATACTTATAATTTAGCAGATACTTTTAATGCTATGTCTCATCTAGGTAGTCAAGCAAAGTTACCTGAGTTTCAAAAAAATCTTGGGCAGTATCCAACTAGAATTATGTCAATGGTTTTAGATCATGAAACATGGTTTGATGGTGATGGTCCTGGTTCTCCTGAAGAAAAAGATAGAGGAAAAACATCTACATCTGGAGGATCTTCTTTCCCAGATTATCAAAAATTTTATGTATCTCAAGGAATTGCTAGAAGATATCTTATGGAGACTCATAAATTAGAAATACTAATTCCAGGTAACATGGCGTTAAAAGTAGGCGATAAAATAAAAGTTATGCTGCCAAATGTTTCTAGTCAAGAAAAAAGAGATGTACAACAATATGATGAAGAAAATAGTGGTACTTATTTAATATCTAAATTATCTCATAACAATATGCTTCTAAATACTTCTACATGTGCCACGAAATTAGAATTGATTAGGGATACAAATGGTATTAAAAATTATTCTAGCAATGTAAAGTGATATGGATCAAGTATTATCTTCACTGTTCCCAGTACATCAAATCGGATCTGATGGATTTAACTGGTGGATTGGTCAGATTGAATCTAATAGTAATGATGATCCTAAAAAATCTGGTAGGTACAAAGTACGTATTGTAGGACAGCACTTAAAAGATTGTGATGCTACGGCAACTAAAGATTTGCCGTGGGCTAATGTGATGATGCCAGTAACAGTTCCGTTTACTGATGGAGGTACAACAGGAGGGACTGTTAACTTAAAGATAGGCAATTGGGTAGTAGGATTTTACTTAGATAATGATAAACAAAAACCAATCATTATGGGATCGATTGGTCATACTACTGGTGCTACATTAAAAAAGAATGTAGAGAAAGATCCTAAACCAAATTCATCATGTAAATCTTTTACTACATTTTTAGACCCCAATTCAAATCCATATCTTCATGCTCCATTAGCAGAGAAAGATAAAAAGGATGGAGACACATCAAAAGATAACACTGAGTATACTAAGGTAGGTGAAGCTGGATTGCCAGCAATTGCTACAGATACACCACCTTCTGCTTTCTATGGATTGTTTGCTGAGAATACTGCTACCAATCCAACTGGATCTAAAGTTTGTGTTGAGATTGCTAATCCAAAATGTGGATCGGAATCAGATTTAAAAGGTGGGTTGACAAATATCTTAGGCGGAATGCTTGCTGCTAACCAACAATCGGGCGGTCAGTTAGGAACATATTATGTCAGTACAATTAATGGTGAACTTACTAACTATATTGACAATGGCATGGAGTATGTTAATAAAGCTATTCGATTAGTGACTAGCTTTTTGAACAGGGTGAAAGGAGAAATTGTTAAATTAATTCGTGACGGAGTAGATAAACTAGTCCAGTTATTACTAACAGAAGATGTAGCAACAACTGATGCTTTAGGTAATACAAATACTGGACCAGTCAATCCAGATTTAGGTATTAAACCCTTTCAACCTATCACAAAAAAACAAAGTAGAATTAAACCAATCTTAGATGCTGTCAATAAAGTTTTAGAAGATCTTGGATGTAGCATGGCAGATTTTACAGATCGACTTGCTCAGTGGTTGACAGATCTTTTACTTGGTTATCTAATGGATGCTTACAACGCTGCTGCTTGTCTTGTAGATACATTAGTTGACGGTATTATCAATGAAATTTTAGGCTTCTTAGAAGAACTTATTGCTAGTGTACTGGGACCTCTACAAGAATTGCTAGCAATAGTAGCAGAACCATTAAATATTATTGGGTCTGCTATCAATACTGTCTTCCAACTACTAGGTATTTCTTGTGATGGTCCTGGTGCTCAGTGTGAAAAAGTAACAAAAGAATGTACTGATTGTGGTACAGATGATAAGAAAGATTGGTTAGATGATTTAATTGCTCAGCTTGAAGCAGGTCCAAGTGCTCCAGGATCTGTTTGTCAAGATGCTCAAGATCCTCCACCACCAGAAACAACAAAAATTATTCCTATTGGTGGTATTTTTAGTCCACCTGTAAATCCTTCGCCTGGCGATACAGTTGTTCCAGGAGAAAAAATAATTAAATATCAGGCTCAAAATATTATTACTGTCGAAGGTAAAAATGCTATCTTTACCATACTAAGAACAGGAAACACAACTGTGTCATCTAGTGTGGCATATACAACCATTAACGGCACGGCTACTTTAGGTTCTGATTTTGTTGCTGTTACTGCTAGTTCTGGAACTTTAGGATTTTCTCCAGGAGAAACATCAAAAGAAATTATATATACCACATTAATTGATAGCACCGTTGAAGGACCAGAAAATTTTACTTTAAAATTAGAAGATGCTACTATACCCCCAGGACATATCAATATATATCCCGACGGAAAAACATTTACATGTGAAATTTTAGACTCTCCTGGCGCTACTACACCACCTGGCGGCGGTGGTGGGGGTGGAAATACAAAACCAACACCAATATTAGTACCAATTTTAACAAATCCAGAACCAATTATTGCTTCTCCAATCCAACTGGATCCAATTCCAGTTGTACAATCTTATAGTGTGACATCAGATAAATCTTCTTATAAAGAAGGAGAAACAATTAAGTTTACAATTATAACAGCTAATGTAAGCAATGGAACTATATTAAATTATACTATTGACGGAGCAAATATTACTGCTGCTGATATTATCGGCGGCAATTTAACTGGATCATTTACTATTCAAAACAATAAAGCGATAGTTGATGTGACCTTAGCAAATAATGATGATGAAGATGAAGAAACATTATTCTTTGGAATTGATAATACTCAAGCTTCTACATCAGTATTAATTTTAGCAGACACATTAACAACACCAGAATATTCTGTTGTTGCTGATAAAGTTACAGTTGTTGAAGGCGAAACAATTACATATACAATAACAACATTAAATGTGGCAAACAATACTGTATTAGACTACACTTTATCTGGTGGTAATATCACTACTACTGATATTGTAGGTGGATCTTTAACAGGATCGTTTACTATACAAAACAATACAGCACAAGTTCAAGTAACAGTAGCATCTGATTCTACTTTAGAGCAAGCAGAATTATTAACATTCAATATTAATAACACAACTGCTTCTGCTGATGTAGTTATTGCCGCTCAAAGTGATACAATAACTTTACCAGATAATGTTGCTGTCTATTCAATCGCTACAGATAAATTTGAATATAAAGAAGGAGAAACAATAACTTATACCGTCACCACAAGTAATGTAAGTGATGGCACTACGTTACAGTATCTATTGTTTGGACCTAATATTACTACAAAAGATATTACTTCCGAATCTTTATTCGGATCTTTTGTTATCATTAATAACACAGCAAAATTCTATGTAACATTAGCAGAAGATAACATTACCGAAAATCAAGAGGCATTGAGATGTGTTATTAGTGGAACAAATGCTTTTGCTGACGTTGTAATTTTAAATGAATCTATTGGAATTGATATACCAGATGATAAAATTGAATTAGAACCTTGTTATGCACCACCATTATTTGGTGCTCCAATTACAGATAATAAAGGAGCAATCATTAGCATTCCAGTTAAAGATCCTGGTTGCCCATATCAACAACCACCAAAAATTATTATTACTGGTGGAGGATATGGCGCTTCGGCTATAGCATTGTTAGATGCCAATGGAAAAGTTTCTGAAGTTAGAGTTACTAGAGGTGGAATTGGATATCAAAAAAATACAGCACTTGATTCAAATCTATTTTGTGTCATTGATTCATTTACTTTATTAAATCCTGGTAGAGATTACACTTCAGAACCAACAGTTTATATCAATGGTGTTGAAGGTAGAGCAAGAGGCAAAATTAATGAAAGAGGATTTTTATATAGTGTAGAAATCATTGATAGAGTCACACAGTATTCTGAAATTCCCACGGTAACTATTATAGGTGGCGGTGGATCTGGTGCTAGAGTTTTAGCAAGTCTAACCTGCCTAGATATAACAGGTCTTGAAACTAATGGTTATGCCAAGATCGGAACAGGTAAATATATTGATTGCCCATAATGACAGCACCTACTAATAAACCCCAATCAGATCCAGCAAAAACAAAAGGAAGTGTACCTGAAACCACTCCTAGTTATGGCGAAGTACCTCAAATTGTATGGTCACAGATAGAAGGAGCTGGATGGCTTAATTGTTGCTATGTTCTTGATGGAAAATATGGATGGGCTAAAACAAATGGAGAGATGGCAATCCATTTTGACACATTAAACAATATGATTTTTACCGCTGGTGCTCCAGGTCAATCTGGTTGTGGTGGTAAAATGATTAATGTTTCTAAAGGTGGTAAGATTGATAAACATTCATCAATTTCTGTTGAAGTTACTGGAAGACAAGATGATGGTAAATTAAGTAAAACTAAAACAGAAAAAGGAACTACAGAAGAAACTAAAGTACCTGCTTATTCTCTTAAAGTTTATGGAGACATATTAATTGAATGTATTGGCGGTGAAGTTGCTATCAAAGGTGATAATGTAACAGTAAATGCTTCAAGCACACTCAATCTCAAGTCTGGGAAAGACATTAACATTGAAGCAGGAGAAAAGAGCGGGAGAATTAGTTTGAATGCTGGTAAAATAGCATTCAATGCTGCTTCTTTTGAAAAAAATATTAGTGGATCAGAATCTAGCACAGGTGCTGCTGAAGTGACAACTGAACAGTTTCATAAAGGTGCTTCTAATAGTATTAGTACTCCAGGTAGTATTAAGTATACAGTTAATGGCGATTATGAATTAGGTGTTACTGGAAAAGTAAGGCAAATTGTCAATAAAAGTTATGAACTTAATGTTGATGGTGATTATGCTCAGGTAGTTAAAGGTAATAGATCCGACAAAATAGAAGGAAAATATAAGGTTGAGGTAAATGGAACTGCTACCAAACCAGCTTCATCACAAGAAGAAAATTATTTGATTAAAGTCGGAGCAGGAAAGAGCAAAACTATTCCATCATATAGTATTATATCAGGTAGTGGAGCTAAAATATCTTCGACTACTGGAAATTTTGTAGTTGAGGTTGCTAAACAAGTTGGTGTATTAGATTTATCGGAAAAATCTTTTAAAGTTAATGTTGGTAAAGCAGCAGGGGCATTAGAAATAACGGAGAAAGAATCTGTTTTATCATTTGGTAAAACAAATAAATTATCTGTATCTCCAGCAAAAGTTTCTGTAATTGCTACCGCTATTTACTTAAACTAAAATTCAAAACTCAATTACATGAATTTGGGAAAAAAATTTCTGCCAAAAAATTAATAAAAAAAGTTGATCTTGACAAATTAGCATATATAGCTTATAATTAGCCACATATATCAATCTTGCTATGGCACACTACAAACCATACTCCCCTGAGTGGCATCGTTATCGGTATCTGAAAGAAGCATTGGATAAGTATCTGGATGAATATATCGATAACGAAGTAATTCTTGAAGACATTTCTGATATCCTATCGGAAAGGTCTGAAAAAGCATACGAAGAATTCAGCAGGGTCAATGAGTTAGAGTCAATGATTCATGCTAAATAACCCTATATGGAAAACTATGAGATCAACTAATAGGGGATGCTGTGGGGCAGGATGTCCTGATTGCCCCTTCCGACCTAAAAATAAGTAACCTTACATCTGGAAAATCTTATGCTCTCTACACAATATCGTCTACGCCTTGAAGAGATCTGCCGAAAGATCGTCTTACAAGAAGGTGTGAGTTTAGAGGATATGATTTGGGCAGAAAAACTTGCTAAGGCAAACCGAACGGCTGGTACAATGTTAAGGCAAGCAAGACGTAAAGCAGAAAATCCTAATATGGATTCGATGGATGATTTCATGAACCAACTTGATATTGGTGGATTGGGGCATGAAAGATTTGGTCGTCGTGGTTTTGATAATCCAGATGATCTACATGATTGGTTCAAACGTGATGAAGATCAAACTGATTGGAGACAGAGGGATTGAATCACGCACTAATTGTTTCTCTATGTTTTTTACCCCTTGGTGTGATATGGCTGGTAATGAAGTTATCTCTGTGGTTGTCCTCTAGCGTATCAGAAGTTAATTATGTCCGAGAAGATGCCAAACGACCACATGGACCCTATGTGGAAAACCCATATGGAGACATTGATGAAGAGAACGAAGAAGATTGAGATTGCTGAGGTAATTGATGAGGCAATCTGGCAATGGTACTTTGAGCACGGTAAAGAAGTTCCTAATTGGAAGTATCAGAAAGACCCACAATGGTGGATAGATTACTTAGAGGAACAGTCTGACTAGTGGCACACCTCTCTTGACACCCCTCTAGATTTGTAGTAGTATACATACATACAGAGGTCGAGAGAACCATGAAAGTTCCAAATTGGCAGCATCACAGCAAAAAAGAACAAAAAAGGTCTCTCAAACCTCAAGCTTTGAGAGCAGCAAAGAAACGTGTTAAAATTATGAAGTCTAAATTTGAGCGAATATGAAGCGATTAGGACACTTTAATCGCTTCATGGGAATATAGCTTAATGGTTAGAGCGCCCTGCTTATAACGGGGTAGTCTGAGTTCAACTCTCAGTATTCCTATTTGGGAAATTAGCTTAGCGGTAGAGCACACGACTGATAATCGTGAGGTCGGTGGTTCAAATCCACCATTTCCCATCGCTCCTTTAGCTATCTGGTGAAAGCAATCGACTCATAATCGATGTGAGGTGGGTTCGATCCCCTCAAGG